GTTTATAAAAGTTATACCTGGTATTTTTTCTTTGAGATAATCTTCATATTCAGGTCCATATTTGTTGCCTATTCGAACAGCATATACTTTGACCATGGTCCATGCTCCCTCATTTTTTCATACGCTTGGTTAAATATTGTTACGTCCCATTTGTCATTGAAACCTTGCCAATTGTAAGATGTGCATATTGGATTATATGTGTTGTAGCTCATATCTAATTCGTAAATGTATTGATCAATGCCTTTATATTTCATCATATAATAATCCGGATTAGTTACAAAAATATTATAGTAAAATGAATAATCACCTTCCCAGGACATTATAGAAGAATTTAAAGGCGTGTGGTGTTTAGTTCTCCACCATGCAGTTAATAATGTTAATTCTTTTCTTTGTAAATGTTCAACGTTTTTTGTTAAGCACACATCCAAATCTAAATATAAATAAGGACCTTTTTTAAAGTCTCTAAACAACTGAAGTTTATTCCACACACCATCATACTGTTCGTCAGTAATTATATGAACATTATTATACCTTGTACCAGTTCTATCTAACATATAAATTATATTATCAGTATAAATTTGAGGATATTTATCTCCCGTATTGACTAATAATATATCAAGCATTCCATTTACCTATAGTAATAAATCTTCTGTATGTATCAAACCAAATTTTATCACCATGTAACATTTTAACTTTGTTATCTTCAGCTAATTGTACAGCAGATTGTTTACAATTTATATGGTCAGGTTCATCAATTTTATCATTTGAAGTTAACATTAACAATGTTCTCTCAGGATTAATGAAATATTTTTTCATGTCAGCAAAGTCTCTCATGTGTTCACACGATGTATTAATTAAAATATGAGCTCTTCTATTTTCTTCATAAGTAAACCAGTCTTGTTCATATACGTTAATATTAAAATAAGGATTGAATTCTTTTATGTATCTATGTAGAACCTTTACAGCAAATGGATCCATTTCGAAAAAATTGATTTTTAATATTGAGCTGCCAAAGTATTTTTGCAGCATACCAATAAGAGGCCATCCAAACCAACCACCTACTATTTCAATAATAATTTTACCATCTTCGTTTTTGGGTATAACAATATTCTTTTCTTTTAGACCTAATAATAATTGTTCTTTAGATTTCTGCTGATTGAATGAAACAGATTCAACAAACCTATCTATTTTATCTAAATGATTATTGTAAAACCATTTTAACATATTTGCATATTCAATCTGCATTGTTTCCCTTTACTACAAACCACTTATCTATGTTATAACTAAAATCAACGTTTGTTATATTATTTTGTTCTATTAATACATCTACGTTATCAATGGGGTTACAATCTCCATTGTGTTGATCATTGTCTCCTATAACTATCATATCACCTTTATAAACATTACCTATAGGATAATGCTTTTCAGCATTAAAGTCAACAACTAATTCGTTAAATTTAACATTGTCATATATCACATCTCTTGGATTAGGAAATTTAGGATCATAGTCAACAACATCAACGTCTATTCCTATACCTTCTAACATATAAACCAACTCTGTTCTTTCATTACATGCAACTAATGAAACAGATTCGTAACCTTCGCTGATAATTGTATCTAGTAATAACTTTTCCAGATTTCTTCTGCCCATCCTTTTACCTCATCTAATTCGTATGCTTTTTCTGTAATACCTTTATTGTATAATATATGAGAAGTATTGAAAATACTTATCTTACCTTTTTTCTGAAAATATTCTCTATTGTAATTACTAACTATTCCCTCGTCCCAAAAATCCATCAAACCTTTTCTATGAGCTTGATAGAATAAAAATTTATCTAAAGATTTATATGTAAAGAAAGATTGTTTTTCATTATTTAGTAATAGTTTATATAAGTATCTACCACTGTCACCTTCCCACATGACTACAGACGAGTTAACATGGCAAGAAACACCTTTACCATACCATTTCTCTGATCTCTCTTTATAATTATTCCAATAGTTCCATATAAATTTTGGTCTAGGTAAATCTTGTTCAATTAAATTATCTATATTATCATGTATCAATATATCTAAATCTAACCAACAATTTCTTCCTTCTACAAATTTGTCGAATAAGACGAGTTTTTCTCTAGTAAAGATTTGATTTTTTGGATAATGAAAAGGATCGAAGCTGGTATAATCGATAGTATTGATATTGCTATCAATACCGTAAACATTATCAGTAATAACATTAAGTACAAAGTTGTGACTACAGTTATTCCGTAAACTTCCATAAAGTCTATTGACGTATTCCGGGCCATATTTAGCTCCCCATTTAAATGTGAAAAAGTTTATTGTGGCCATAAAGCATGACCTGTACCTATTTTACGTTTAGGTATTTTACTATCAGCAGATGAAACACAAGTTTTAGTTGAACATATTTTAGGTTTGTCAAATAATTTAAAACCCTTATGTATATATCCTAATGGTTCATCTCTACAGCTGTAGCTACGTTTAATACTACCATCAGGCTCTCTAATTATTATAGATCTATAACCTGATGAACATTCCCAACCTTCGAATTTATTAAAATTAAATGCATTAAATCTTTCAGCTTGATCCATCCACCAAATATTATTTTTAGAATCTCTCATCTCAACTTGAAAGATTTGTTTGCCTTCTAGTTTTTGAGGCATACCATTATGCAATATGTCTAACATTTCATCTGTATAACCATCAACAATAAATGAAGCTGTTGGATCTGATTGAGGTTTAAGAGTTACATTTATATTTTTCTCAGCAAAAAAATTAGCATCTTCTAAACACTGCCAAAATGTATCTAATAACATAACTTGATTGATAGTTATTTTTGTTCCATTGTCTTGTAGATAAACTAACTTATCTCTAAACTCTTCTAACTTAGTTTGAGTATTAACAGACTCTCTATGACATGAAGCTGTGATAGAAGCTCTGTTAAGTTTTTTAGCTATGTTTAAATATTTGTCCCACCAAGGTCCTTTCCTTGATAAATTTGTAGTCATATGAATAGAAGTATAATTACAATTGCTAGCATCATTAGCAAGATGATTAATAATTTCAAGATACCCAGGATGAAAAGTAGGCTCGCCGCCACTAAGACTAAAATGAAAAGAATTAAATCCATTGTCCCTCGCTTGTCTTTTTATTTCGTCTATTGTCATTAAACATAAATCAATGTCTCTGTGATCTTTCTTACTTGATCTAGCATACGGCCAACAATAAGAACAATTATAGTTGCAAAATCTACCTAATAACCATGATACAGTAAACAAATCTTTAGTTACCATTGTATGCTGTCCAACCATTTCAATATCATTAAATGGTATTTTATTAAAATTATAGTTACTCTTACTTAATTCCATGAGGATAAGGTTTTCCATCTTTTATATTAACAAAAACAATGTTATCTACTTCAGTAATAATTTTTTTAGTTTTAATATTTCTTACAGTAGCTTTAATTGTTATACTAGTTTTTCCTAATTTTATTGTATCCATTCCTATTTCAATTATATCACCATGCTCAGCGCCAGCTATAAAATCTATTTTTCCTATAGTTCTCGTAACAACATTTCTACTATCAAGTTGACAACTAACATAGATATATGCTTCTTCGTCAATCCAATCAAGTACTCTTCCTCCAAATAATACACCTATAGCATTTAAATCTTTAGGAGCTATCATTTTTCTAGTTCTATATATCATTATTATCTCCAAAGTATTGGGTGAATAATTTATCTCCTAAAATTTTTTGTACTTGTGAGAATTTAATTCTATCATTTTGTAATTTAATAATTAATTCACTTTGTTGTTTGATTGTATTTTTAAATTGATTGTTATATTTTTTAATTGCATCATCTTTCTTTTTTCTCACTCTACCATTATGTACCTTTCTGTAGATATAATTTAAGCTATTGTTAATGTAATCTTTTTTATGATACGTATATTTAGATATCCATTGACTGGTAGTAAGAATTTTAATGTCATTATAATTAAGCAACAACCAAAATTTATTATTTTTATCTAAAAATATTTTTTGTAAAAAATTAATATGATCACCATTTGGTTCGAAGGAAATTATAAAATCATTTTTTTTAAATATAGAATTTGAAACATTTAAAAAGTTTAAATTAATTATTCCATTGACAAAAAAATAAAAATTTTTTAAATCATTATTAGTAAATGGATAGTTGTCCTCTAGAAGATTATAAAAAGAATTAATATTCTTTAAATAATCAGTTCCTATTACTGCTTCGTATTCTCTATTCTCGTAAATTTTAACATTAGGTAAAAAATCTATTTGTTTTGAAATATGGAAAATATACTTTTTTAAACTTTCGAAATGTTCTTTGTTAAAGTTGTTTTTTAATTTAACAAATTTATATACTGTGTTATTTTTAATATCTATCTTTATATTATCAAAATTTGTATTGCTTAATTCCATTGAGCTACATAAGGATCAAATTTATCATTACATTTAACTAAACATGTTTTGAGTTTATTATCTCCACTCCATCCTTTTTGTATTTTTTTAAAAAAACCACTTTCCATTACTTCTTTTACAGAACTATCTAAAGCATTGATATTATAACCATTAATAAATTCCCAGATCTGCGAAGCTTCAGGTTGATGATACCACTTATACATTTGACCTGCAGTCCAACAACAAGGTAAAACAAATCCTTCAGCTGAAATGTAAATTTCTTTTTTCTGTACACACTTAGGTACTACTCTAAATGTTTCTAATGAATCAGTTAAATTAATATTCTTTTCAAGTTCTTTATTTCTATAATCTTTATTCTTTGGTTTGCTTAATAATGCTCCTAAACCTTTTCTAAAAATTGCTTGATGTTGTTCTTTTTTTTCTAAATTAGCTGTTAAATATCTACCTGACTTTTTTACTATAAATTTATTAATACCTAATAATTTTGAATATCTCTCTGCTTCTTGTACTTGATGTTCATTATAATTAAAAACTAGAAACGTCCAATCTCCTTTACCTCCTGCACTAGTAAAAGCATCTATGTTCTCTTCAACATTTTTCCAAACTACACCTTGTCTGTATAAATGATTTGTGTCTTCTAATCCATCCACAGAAAAGTTAACATGTACATCTAATTTAGCTAACTCCACCCACCAATCAGCTTTTCTAGCTCCTCCATTTGTAGTGATACCTAATTTGAGATACTTATTTTTTGATCTCATATATTCAAACATTTCTAAACACTCAGGTGCAAATATAGGGTCTCCGTGATTACCACAAAAATATATATTATCTAATTGATGTAAAAAAGATTCCGGAAAAATATGTTTAATATTTTCTAGTGATAAAGATTTATTTTTAAGATAAGGATTAACATCTCCACCATTCATATTCCTATCACACATAGGACATGATGCCTGACAAAGTTGTGTAGTTTCTAAATGAACCATTCTAATATTTTTATATTCATATGTCATTATCTATTACCAATTATTGTAAATAATTCAGTTAATTGAATTTGTGTTTTTAGATATGGGAAGTTGTTTAACTTTCTATTAAACCATATAGATTCAGGATCTATTATCTTTAATTCGCCTTTGCCTACATCTATAATATTTGAAAGAGTCAAATCTCGATGTATGCATTGCTCACCTTCATGTTTTGAAAAATTATATAATTGTGATATTAACAAATTAATGTTAATACTTATATTAAACAATTGTGTTACATTTATAGTATCTTCATACTTGTAATCATCAACATTAATTCCAATAACTTTTTCCATTATCATTTCATTGTCATTTATACTATATATTTTAACTAGTTGTGGACAATATTCTCTAAGATGATTATACTTGTCTAACCATCCGTCGTGGTTTAAATGTATATAATTTTTAGTCATTATTTTTTTAACATGGTCTTCATTTATATAAACTGTGGAGTAAGGTCTATGAATTGTAATCGTTGTATCTTCACTAATAAACATAATCAAATATCCTTGGAGCTAACAACGAAGCATCTCTATTATATAATGTATCTTGCATTTTAACTATATCTTTAAATGTTTCTTTTGGTATTGTTCTTTTACCTTTAAGTCTTTTAATAATATCTTTAGTAAATTCATTTTCTTCTATTTCATTGAGTAAAATAACTTTTGTTTTCTCATCTAAATTAACCATGTCTAATCCTGCAGGGGAGTGAACGAACGTAGTTCTAATATTAATATCTAGATTGTTATAAGAAATTTTATTTAATTCTTTTCTTAATTTAAAAAAATCTTTAGAAATTTTATTCATGTAAAAAACATGATAACTACATGATGTACAAACTAACAATAAACTTTTTAAATTTTTACAATTTTTAACAATTGTTTTAAGATTTTTAACAACTTGGTTATAATCACCTTTGTGTCTAAAATAATTAAATAAATTACCAGTACCATCAAAACTAACTGTAATATGTACACCTTTAAAATGTTTCCAAAGTTCAATCAAATCATATTTTTTAAATTTTATTAAACTCATATTAGTGTTGTAACTTAATGTAATTTTTTTTGTATCTATATTTTTATCATTTATCATTCTTTCCAGTGTCTTATACATATCTATATGATAGAAAGGTTCACCACCTGCAAATTCTAATTTTTGTATGTTAGGAATTATGTTAAGAAATAGATCATCCATTACATCAGATGTAGGTTTATCAATTACCTTACCTCTTTTATTAACAACATGATCAAAGTTATGGTCTTTGTATAAAGTTTCAGCAATGTATTTGTTTTTATTTCCAACCAAAATAAAATTTGAATTTGATTTTACATCACAATGCATACAATTAAAATTACATGTATTGCTCATCTTTAATTGTAAATCAGTAATGACAACATTGTCATTTTCATAATCAGGAGTTGATATAGTACTTTCTAAAGACCTTTGTCTGTATGATTTGATATCATTTTCTTCTTGTATACGACAATCTTTACAACCTACAGGCCATTCGTTTTTTCTAAGTTGTCTTCTTACATCTTTCCAATGTTCATTATTAATTACATCTGAAGGTAGATCTGGAATTTTACCTAAATTATTATTGTATAATTTAAATCTATAACAAGGAGCATAACCTCCAGGTTTAAAATCTAAATGTGACCATGCATGTTTACATTTCATTGTTTCGACCAAAGTAAAAATTATATAATGACTTACCTATAACTTTTTCTATTGTTTCTTTTTTAATGGAGTTTTGAAGTTTTTGATTATGTACCAAATTTATTTCTTTAATATTTTTTCTACTAGCTTCAACAGTTAGATTATTCCTTAAATTTAATTCTGCTACTTCTTCGTGATGTCTTATTTTAAATTCTTCAATCAAATCAATTTTTTCTTTTGCAACATCTTCTATAAAAGTATCATACTTTTCATATTTTTTAAAAAAATTATAAAGTTCTGGATTATAATCTTCTAAAGACATTTTGTAAAATTTATCTGTAAGTTTAATTTGTTTTTGTATTAGTTTCCAATTTTTATTATTAAAATTTGAAGTTTGATCTATTTCTTGTTTAGTAACTTTAGTCATTGTATGTTGATTCCAGTCTACTATACTATCTAACCACAAATGATACCAAGGAGGAGCATGAGTAGGAGATGTTAATCCACTTGCAACTGCAGATGAAATTGTGAGACCAGGCATGTTTTTTTTCTCTTTTTCCCAAAAATCAATTGTTTCATTGATACAGTTTATATTTAAAATAGACCACGTGATGTGTATATGCGGTTTGGATATATTATTAAGTTGTTGTAGATACAATTTATAATTTTTAACGGAATCTTCAAAATTGCTATTGACTCTTTGATAGTCATTGTACTTGTATATACCATCTATACTGCCAGTTAGTCTTATTTTTTTAAATTTGTTTAATAATATTACAACATCATCTTGTAATATCTTTGTACAGTTAGTAACAATTTCTAATGTAATTTTATCAGGGTTACCTTTAGATATAAAAAAAATTAAAAATTCTTTAAACTGAGGAGATAAAAAAGGCTCACCTCCCAGTAATTTTATTTCAGTCAAGTGTTCCCATGATATATCTAAAGCTTTCAACTTTTCAAATCTTGACTTGTTATTAACTTTAGCAGGTTTCATAAATTGTATATCATCACCAAACATATTTGGATTGCTATCGTGTAACATAATATCTCTTTTTAGCAACTTTGATGAAAACAAACTATTACACATTTTACATTCAAGGTTACATGTGTTATCTAAACTTATTTCAATAAATTTTAATGGTAATGGTTCAATAGTTAAATTATTTATTTCTTTTAATTTAAAGTTTTTATTAGCTGTTGATCTCATAGAATGTGTATTTTGATCTTCTATATAGCATCTTGTACATTCTTTAGTCTTTACTCCATCGAGCATGTTTTTTCTTAACCATTCGTATTCTTTATAATAGTTATCAATTGTTACATTTGATTTTTGACTAAATCTACAACAAGGTCTAACACTATCCTTCATAGTAACAGTGAAATGTAACCAAGGCAACATACATATAACACCATTATCTTCCATCAAACAGTCCTTTATATTGAGGTACTATTTTAGTTACATCTTGATTTCTTATTACGTCTAATTTTTTTGTTTGACTTATAAACTCATGTAAATATTGTTTTGAATAATCTTCACTCATCATAAATTTAACAACCCCGTCTAAAATTTTTATAAAATTATTTTTAACATGTTCTGAATATTTAGTAGAATAAATCAAATCTTTATATAATTCAAAATAATCCCATACTTGATTTTTAGTATCTAAAGGTAAAACTTTTATATTAAAATATTTAGGACTATGACACATGTGGTGTGTTATCAATGGTCTAGGACTTGAAATGGGATTGAATTTATCTAAACCACTCTTTTCAAGTTTCCATTTCATAAATTCAGGAAGATGGAATATATTATATGGAGTGATAGTAAAAGCAAACCATGCTTTTAAATTAATTCTATCATTATTCTGTAAGGAAAGCATATTTTTATATACGTTTGAAAATTTAGCAGGTGTACGTTGATAATCAAACACTTCATCTATACCATCTATACTAACCCCTATTCTTATTTGTTTAAATTGTTCCCACAAAGAAATTAATTTATTAGGAACCATTGTAAGGTTACTATTATATTCTATCTGTATATTTTTAGATTTACCACTATCAACTAATCTTTGTAGACTTTCTTGATGCTCTGGAATTATAAGAGGTTCTCCTCCTACTATATAAAGTTTTTTAGCATCAGGAGCGTATTGTTCAAAATTTGACCAATATCTGTTATTATTTTTAAACCAATTGAAATGATCAGTATCTAATTTACCTTTTTTATTTTTATGTAAAGTAACTTTTGAAGAACCATCTTTGAAAGTAGGTGTATCTGAATTTTGTAGTTTAGCAAGATCATCGTACCATTTATTACTATCTGTTGGACCACACATTCTACATTTTAAATTACAAAAATTTCCATATCTCAAATCCATAAATTCAATCTTTTGTTTAGATGTATCCAATGTACCGTCTTTTTTAGTATTATGTAATACGTTTGTTTCTACCCAATCCTCTTTCTCATATTCTCTTCTACTTTTAACACCATTCACTTCTTCTTGTCTACAACGTTCGCATTCTGGATGCCATTTGTCTTTCATCATAGTGGCTCTTACTTCTTTCAAAAGAGGAGCATTTCTTGCTTCATTCCAATCATCTTTACCTGCGTTGAAATAAGCTCCGTCTTTTTTTTTTAATAAACCTCTATTAGGCGTATAGCTATTTGTATTACAACATATTCTCATGTCGCCATTGTTACGTAAATTTATACTATTCCAAGGCAAAGGACAAAAAGTTTTACTCATTTGTACCACTCTAACCAATCCATTTCAGGAAATGTTTTATTGAAATCTAGATTTCTTTGTTTAGCAACTTTATAACACCATTCGTTAGTAGCATTTAATCTTGTAGACCAATCTTCAGCATGCATAAAGTTTAAAAGTCCTTGTATTCTTTTTAGACCATATTCACTTTCAGACCAAACATCATAACTTATATCTTCAGTACCAGTACACATTTTCCAATTTTCTTTTAACCAAGGATATAATTCTTCATCAAACTTCTGTGATGTTTCATTTTTAAACCATTGTGGTAGAACTTTAATGTTTAATTGTGGAGGCCAATAAGCTAGATGACAAGAAAACATTCCAGCACCACTTGGCCATTTATTAAGTAGTTTAAATTTACTTTTAAGTTTCCATTTTAAAAATTCTGGTAGATAATATATGTTTAAAGCTATTCCAGTCCAAGCAGTAGTGAGTGATAAATTTCCATGAGGATAATTATCTAATTTATGAATCTGTTGTTCTATTTGATTCCAATCGCTTGGGTATCTTATATATTCTAATCTTTCTTCTATATCATCTATTGAAAAATGAAATATAACATTACGGAACTGCTTCCACAAATCAAATAAATCTTCTCTCCACTCAATACCATTACTATTATATCTCAATTCAATATTTTTAGCTAACCCGTCTTTAATAATTTTTTCTAATAAAGTATAATGATCATCCATTATAAGAGATTCACCACCTGCCCAATATAACTGTTTGAGGTGAGGTAATTGTTCATACAATTCTTTCCAAAAGCTAGGATTTTTTTTATGCCAATTATACGAACCACCAGACCAAGCTAGCTTGCCAGATTCTTTTTCCCATGCCATAGATTTTTTTAATTGATCGTTTTTCAATATAGGATATATTTTTTTATGTTCAGGTACCCAATTAGAACTATCATGAGGAGAACACATTACACATGCAAGTTGACATTTAGATCCAAGTCTAAGATCTATATATCTTATTTTAGGATCAATACTACCGTCTTCTTTTGTATTACCTATAATATCATCAATACCTAATTCGTTTACCCACTTACGTGTTTCCCATATTCTTTTACTTCTATGACCAGACTCTTCTTCTTTGAAACACTTAGTACACGATTGAGGTTGTTCTCCTTTAAGCATCATTTTACGAATACTTTTCATGTATTCATTGTTCCAAGATTCTAACAAACCTGTGGTGGCAAGATTAGCAGGCTTTCCATCGTCTCTTCTCAATACACCTGATTCAGAAACAGTTTTGTTATTTGAGTCTGCATTTACACTCACAGCACTTGCGTTAGCTGTACAACAAACTCTCATGTGACCATTAGGTCTAGTTGAAAGATGTAGCCAAGGTAAAGCGCAAAAAGTTTCTGATGGTAATTTATTTGTCAAGAATTAAAGCAGCAGTNTANGCAACAGCTTCCATNAATGTTTGACTTTTTCTNAGTGAAGATTTCAATTCTCTATTAGTAGAATTTTTAACTTGTTCAATTTCAAAAGATTGTAATTTCAATTTAAACAAATCTTCATCTTTCATATTATAGAAATCAAAATTATCATTTTGTTGTGTTTGTTCTGTTTTTAAATTTATATCTTTGAGAATGTCTTTTTTTATTTTAGTTTCTAAAATTTTGTTTTGTTCTTCTAACATAGTATTAATTTTAATTGTATTTTCATCTACTTTATTAAGTTCTATTTGAGATAAAAACTCTGTAAGAACATCTGAAGGTTCTACTCTTATAGTTCTAGTAAATGTATTTTCTTTTGGATGTTCTTTACCTGACCAATCTTTAACTACAAATTGTTCTTTGACTTTAACGTTTATTGTAGTTTTATCATGATCAATGAAAATTGCTGAGTCTGGTTCGTAAATTGTTTTAGTTGAAATAATGTTTTCCATAATATAATCCTATATGCTGTTATGTATTTTTTAACCTCAAGTACTTTAATTCTGATGATAAGCCTGTTACAGCTCTGTAATATGTATGACCAGAAACTAATTGTGAGGCTGATGCATTTGTAGTACTATTGTGATGTGTTTCTGTGTATGAACCTGCGTCAATACCTGAAGCATCGCCACCAAATGTATAAACTAATCTATTACCTTCGTTTATTCTGTTGTATAACAATGGTAAAGTATAATTAGTTATTTCTGTATTCGTCATTTCTTTGAAACCACCATTGGTGTCTTTTCTTACAGGACGAACAACTGATGGTGAAGTTTCAGAAGTTCTTTTGTAAAGTGTATAAGTAGTTGTACTAGGACCATTATAGTTATTTGGATCCACAGCTCTATTAGCCATAGAAAATCCAGTACTAGTCCAATCGCCTCCTGGTGATGATGTAGCTAATCTAAAAATACCAACGCCTCCACCTTCTATATCTTGTACAATTGGATCAATTAAAGTATCATAAACATCTTGTAAAGTTTGAACACCATCTATATAACCCAAGGGTTGTACATTATTGAAGGAAGCATCAACGGATACCAATGGTCCTAAATTCCAGTTTGATGTTGAAGGTACATCATTGCTGTTGTTATAATTTTGGGATAAAGTATACGTTACAGTACTTAAAGATCCTGGTGCAGCAACATTACCATTATCTGGACCTACACCATGTACATCGCCAATGTTACTTTGAGATCTTCCTACATCTCTTGTTTCATCATCAACAGTTCCAATACTAGAATACCCAGCTGGAGCTGAATTAATTGTTATATGTCCTGGTCCATTTGATAACGCAGCATACGCTACACGTGTTAAGTAAGATATATAATCTAGCTCACCATCTGTCATTTGTTTAAGTCCGGTTGTACCGTCTATTTTAAATGGTCTTCTTATTGTCATAATATTTAAAGTACCTTAGCATTTTATTTGTTATAGTAAAAAACATACAATTTTTTTAATTATCTGAATCAAAACCAAACATTGAAAATTGTGTAGTTCCATTAACATCTTTTATTCTTAATCTCTTTGTTTTAGTAAACATTTCATTTTGAAATTCAAATCTAGATCCTGCTCTTAGTGTACCATCTTTTACATTAAAATTACCATTAAATATAGTTGTAGAATCAGAATCAAAAGTTTGAATTTGTGATGTTGTACCTAAATTTCTTGTAATTAAAAATGAATTACTTTGTACTTGTCTCCACTCCCCATATCTTTCATTACCAGCTCCGTCTGAATCATATAGTACTATTCCATTGGACGTTCTATCTGAATCATTTAATCCACGTGCTTTATTCTGAGCTCTTGTACTATTAACAATTGACAAATCTAACCAATATAAAAATGAAGGTTCACTGTCGTTTTGAATACCAGGAGGTTGTATCCACAAATCCCCACTGTTACCACTACTACCTGATTCTGTACTGACAATAGGAGGCGTATTCGAAACAGAAGGTACTGATTGAGAAAGATCTAATATTGTAGGTGTTGCTGTATCTATAAAAGCTCTAAATTGATCTGACCCCTGTGTGAATCCCCCTGATGTTATTATTAAGTTTGTAATGTAATAACTATTATTTGATGTTGCAACATCTTTGTAAACTGGTCTACCTGCTGTTGTAACTGATTTCACAGAACCAACAGTTTTATATGTTTGTATAAATGAATCAGGAGTAACTGTTCCTCCACTTGTAAATATATCTGTATCATCAGCTGAGTCTTGTATATATCTTGAAACATTAGTTAGATTGTGATCGACATATTTGATAAAATCTGAATCTAAATCATATGACATAGAATTATCTGAATCGTTGTTATAGAGAAACACTTGTGTATCTTTACCAAAAATACCTAATGCTGCACCATTAACAGCAGATACGGTTGGATGATTTGTACTTATGTGTGAGGCTATTCCTGTAATAAAATTTGTAACAGCAGACGAATCATCTGAATCTATTGTATAGAAACTCTTCGTTCCATTGTTAAAATTTATTCCAATTTTTTGACCAATATAAGATAATGGAATAGGTGTTATTGTTAATAAAATTCCTGCATTTGTAACTAATTGAGATAATTTAGCAGTGTAATCTACAGTTGTATATGCATTCTTTTTAGTATACATTTTCTGTGTACTTAAATTTAATGCTATTTCACCTTCCAAAATATCAGAAGCCAAAGGTCTTCCATCACCATTAACATTTGAACTATACGTTCTTCTGTGTTGATAAAAACCTCTGCTAAAATCTGAATCTATATTTGGATTAGCCATTAGTCAATATTTCCTTTAACAAATATTTCTACTCTACCATCAAAAGGATAATTAGAAATTAAAATTAACATACCATCTTTTGTACAAACTGAAGGTAAAGTTACTTCATTGAACCATTTGTCTATAGATTGATTCACNCCTGCTCTGTATGTACCATTGCCTGAAGCTATTTGAGATCTTCTATATTTTCGTTGCATAGAACTATCTGAATCAAACTTATCTGTAATCAATAAATTATCATTTCCATCACCTATAACATTTTCACTATTGGCTGTTTCATAAGAACTAAAAAAGTTTTGTAATTTTATTCCAAATTCATCAGAGTCGTATCCTATATCTTGATAAACTTTAAACACAGGCATTGTTTTACCATTAGTACCAAAAATTCTTTGTCCTTTTGAACTCATAACAGGTAACAAGTATTGATTTTGTAATATTATAGAATCAGAATCTAACAAGTCAGGTTGTGTCCATTTGAACCAATCTCTTTTTATAAAATCATCAAAGGTGTGTCTTAAACTTGTATCGCCAGCATTACTTATAATTGTTTTTGTGTATGTCCATCCTTTATCAATTCCTAAATAATTACATTCAACTTGAGTAAATTGTTCATCAAAAGTTATTTGAGATACTGGAACATTAGGTGTTAAACTAGCTCCATTAGAACCTGCGAAAGGTACTTTTCCAAATGTACTCATAGCAACAATATCTGAATTTGTAATCTGAGCTGTTCTAAGAGAAGCATTGGTTGCAACTGATGCTCCTGGATTTAAAATTTTAGCATGGTTGATTGAAGGGAAACTATCTGAATCAGGAGACATATTTGCTTCAGGTGTATTAGTAATCCATTCGTTAATCTGAGATACTGATTGCCATTCATATGGTGTAGTCCATAAAGATAAAGGTTTATCTTGATTTATATGTCCTAAACTATCTCTTATTATTATTCTATCACCTGCTTTTGCTAAAGGCAACACACAATGAAAATAATCTGAATCCATTTTACTAAGATCTGGAACTATTTGTTCACCTCTTGATAAAAAATACCATTCTTTACTATCATATGCAGCTGGTACAGTTGTATTATTATCTGAGTATATTATACCATCAGAATCTTTAATAAAATATCCTTCGTTGTTGTGATGAAATTTGAAAGAACCATCAGATCTCTTAGTAGCATTGTCAGAGTCAGATTGAAATACTACTCTTCTAAATTTTCCAGCACCAAAAAGTTCACCTACTTTATATTCCCCCTCGGAATATATTTTTCTATATCCATAGTTTTTTCCTTCGGGATCATTACCAATTGGATTGTCTCCAAAATTTTGATAAATGTCTGCAAAAAGGTTATTGATCTTTAGACCACCTTTACGTATTGTATCTCCGGTTCCGGAGTCAGGAGCACTTCCTATATTAATTAAATCTTTATTAGCCATGTTTTATTTATTCGGTAAATCTCTTACTATTTTTATTATATTACCATCACTATCACTCAAATTGAGAATAGTAGGGCTTCTATCTGAATCATTGTTAAATATTGTTTCAGAATCTATTTGTTGAGCATAACCAGTTTCGATACCATCTTGGCTAGATGCTCTATTCATTTTACTTATTGGAACACCAGATGGAGGTACACTTACAATAGCTCTTGAATCATATATTACAGTAGTTGAAGCTACAGGACCATGCATCCATATTTTTGTTTGAAATTCTAAAGTCCATTCAACAAATCTTCTATCTCCTAAATCTCCAGTATAATCATCTGCCCACATAACTGCTAACAATACAAATGTTTGATCAAATGCGTTTGTTGGAGTTGGTGTAAGAGGACTTTGATCTTCTGGAAAATGTCTTACTTTAACTGTATAAGCAGGAGTAAAAAAAGGTAGAATTTGTTCAAGTATTTGCCAACCATCGTTTAATGTTTTAGCTGTAACATTCATTGTAAAATCTAAATTGTATGGTACAGGAACATTAATTCTTTGTCTAGGATCATTTAAACCATCTGGTGTTCTTAACATTGATTGTTTATTTGTTAATTTTCTACTACTATCATAATTCATAGCTACAATTTCATATGACATTCTAGGAAGTAATTTTTCAAACATTTCTTCTGTAGGTTGAAATTGTTTCTGTGCATCTAACCATTTTTGCCTAGGACCATATGAGATAGGCACAGGTAACATTTTACCATCTCTTCTTTTTATAACTATGTTATTAAAAAGACTTCCAAAGACAGCAACGGATGTTTTTATAGACTCGTTGTAAAAATGTGTACCTAACATTAATTTTTATCCAATGGGTTAATAATTCCAGGTTGTACATGAGCTGATTTTCCATAGTCTTCTACGACTACACTATTTTTCTCAAATACTTCACCCTCATCATTGTAAACAATTTTTTCTTGCGCTCGTTGTTCTATTGCTCTGTTATTAGCATAAGAATCTGTTATTGAATCTGAGTCTCTTACAATATTAATAGCTTTCGTATCACTGTCCTCAAAATTATAACCAGCTTTAGCTCTTGCAACCACTTCATTAGTTGTTGTTTCTTCCTTACCGGTAGTTGTATTATATGTAATAGCAGTTGGTGAAAATCCAATATCCTCTCCAGATAATTCGAATAATTTACACCTAAGTTTATATTGATAGTTGTCACCTACTTGAAAAAATGCTCCATCGTGAAAAGTTGTTACTCTTGTAATCTCAAACATTTTTGGAACATAATTTTTTTTGTTTTGTGCTGATCTTCCAAATGGTACAACAATAACATCTCCTTCTAATGGTCTTGTTCTGTTGTAAAGTGATGAATCACTATCTGATAAATCACTGTCATAATCTTTATATTTATTCTCAAAATTGTTTATAGCTACAGCTAGAATAACTTCTTCTCTAAATTCAATACCATAGTTAGTCATAACATCGCCTTCACCTTCAAAACCAGCTGCAGCAACTAACATCATATCCATATTCAAACCTTTATGAAAGCTTGATTCAGGTCTTTCATTAAACACTGAGTCTGTATAAGCAGAGTGTCTTGGCATGTAACGAATTGTTATACCATTTGTATTGATTGATTCTCTTATTAAATTTTGAACTAATCTTTGTTCATTAGTTGAAAAGTTTGCAGATGATCCATATTGGTTAATGTAACCATTAATGTATGTGTTTGTTATACCAGCTTGAAGATCATAATTGCTATTAATTTTTTTAATGCTTCTATTTTGATTTATTCCAAAATCAGAATCATTATCAGCATTATTTAATTCGGCTTCTGTAGCTACACTGAATCCAATGAATTTGTTTATAATAGCCATTATGCATAGTATCCTGCATCTCTTCCCGATGTACTTGATTTTACAGTCAACTCAGTAATTGCATCTTCTACTGTAGTTGCTTGAATTCTTTTACTGTTAGCAGCACCTTGATTTAATTTTTGATATTCAGCATACAATTGTTGCTGCTCTAAACTAGTTAAAGTACTACTAGCTAATCCTTGTGCTAGTCTTGCAACTGCACCATCAAAGTCAAAAGTAACATTGTTTCCACCATTGTTGTGATCTAATTCAAATTTAGATTTAGTACTATTGTATTTTAAAAATGATCCACCTGCTATAGTATAAAGACCATTAGCTAAAGTAAAACTTTCAATAGTTATAAATGTTGTATAGACTGGTGTCAAGTCAGGGTTTGTTGTTGTAATAGGTTCATCAAGAACAATTGTATCGTTATTATTAGGTGACAAACCTGTAATTTCTATATAATTTTTAGCTCCTAAAAACGTTCCAGCTGAACTCAAAGTTGATATATCAGTGTTTACATTTGCGTTTACTCTATATACAGCTTCAATAAAATTGTTTAATTTTTGAAAAGCAGTTCTTAATGGATCCCCATCGTTAGCGTTTGGTGAAGATCCTATATTAACTCTTGTGTTATTATTAACTGTATAGTCATTTTCAGAAACTACAGCATTGCTATTTGCAGGATCTATTATAGAAGGTCTATTAATTGCACCTGTTTTAGTTAAATAATCTGATAGTAAGGTATTAGCCATTTTTTTCCAACAATCTTGTTAATAATGTTTCTATTTTATTTAACTTATCTTCCATGATATCTAATCTTTTTTCTTTTTGTTTTCTCGTTTGTATTTTATTTCTAAGAGAAGGATCAGTGTTAATTATAGCTCCGTTTACACGTTTAAGACTTTTATGCAACAGCTATAATCCTCAAATTTTTTATTCTAGGAACATAAGATTCATTTTTTGTTTTCATTCTTATTCTTATAATGAAATCTGTAAAATCTTCACCTACTTTATGTTCAGCAGTATATTCTTTAAAGTCTTCAGATGAATTAAATTGTCCAAAATTTGTTTCATTAATAAATTGATTAAGCTTAAAATTTTCGAAATCCTGATCATTAATATTTTTTGTGTCTCCTAACCTCATAACTTTAAAAGATATATCAATTTCATTAGAAGGATTCATATCAGCTGAAAATTTTATGATAATAGTATCTGCTGGTGTCTCTAAACTAACCAATTTAGTTACATAGTCTGAATGATCTACTTTGCTAGCATACAATGAAGAATAATAAGAGGCAACTTTTTCTTGTTTGTTAACATCGTCTGAGTCACCTTCGCCTAATAAATCGCTATCGTTGGCTCTTGAATTTTGAAAAGTTAAGTAGTTATTATCTAAATCAGAATCATCAGGACTTTGACCTACTTTATTTCTTAACAATTTAACTCTGTTTATTATATTGAACTCATTTGATTCAATAGGTATAACAGGAGAAAAATTTTCATTAGCAGTATTCATAATAATATTCATATCTAATGTACTTGATGTAGAATTAACAGATGATAAAATAGATTTTGGTTTATTAAAATAAATATTTTTATCTGGTTCAATATGATTAAAATTATCATCTTTAGTACCAGTATTTCTATAATCTATGTGTGTAGTATCTAAAACTTTTAATTTATTAATAATATTATTATCTAATGTAGTACCTGAAGTAGTTTTTATTTTAGTATCAATTCTTGTAAATTCATTATTGACTGCATTAAGATTTGAGTATAAATTACTGTATTGTAAATTAGAAGTTGCAAGTACATTTAAGCCACCTCCATCTTCATTTGAAGATGCGTTTTGTGTAACTTTTATAAAATATCCATTTTGAAAAGGATAAAGTACATCGTGTGATTTTACAAAACCTTCAGCTGCTGCATCTTTTTGAGTATTAAGTTGATCGATAGGAATACCTCCTAACAAACTTGTACCATTAGATCCAACTACACCTGATATTACAACTTTTTGATTTGCTCCATACATTCCATGATTCATGTGTTTCACTAAAACGTATGGTGAATGATTGAAAGTTCTCAAAGGAATACCATCGTTTAGCTTGCCTATATTAACTGCTAATTTTGAAAGTTTAGATCTTAGATTTATTTCATTAGTTGTTGTATCGAACTTAGCTTTGTACAATCTAAATTTCATATCTTTAGTTGGAATAGGTATATAAGTAAAACCATTATCAGATGTATAAAGTGTTCCCCCTGCTTGTCCTATAACTGGAGGTCTGTTTATTAAACCACCTTTACCTGATGTAATATCAGTTTTACCTAATTCAGATACATATATACTTGTGAGAGGTGATCTAGTTTTAACTACTAAAGAATAAATTTTACTAGCTGATAAGTAAACTGGTGAATTGAATCTAAAATTTGATACTGTAGTTGCAGTTGCTCTTCCAATAGCTGAACCATCACTGTCTGTTAAAAATTTAGAAGCATAACCTACCACTACACTTCCAGGTGTTCCATCAGGTCTCGTGTCTCTTAATTCTACTCTAACATAATTTTGATTGCTATTTAAATCTACATAGTCAAAAAATATATCTACAGATGTTACAAAACATGCATCTCTAACTGCTAGAGAATTATCATCATTAGAAGTTGTTTTATTAAAAGGAATACCATCAGCGTCGTAACCTAACGATTGTGCAAATACACCTGGTAAAGTAAAAGTTTGCGCTATACTACCTATCATACGTCCTCTCCTCCCATACCATTATCATCTGAACTATTGTTTCCTCCATGACCTCCATCACCAAAATCACTGTAACTCATATCAGTACTACTAGGATTGCTAGTAGGACCATGATTAGAATTATCACCATCATTAGAATACATACTATTAACATGTGCTGTATGAAGATCTTGTACGTGTCCATCAATACCAGCTGTAGGATCTCCAAATGAAGAAAAATCTGAATAATCTAATGTTCCATTAGAAGCAGGCTCGAAAGGATCTGCTATATTATTAGCTGCGTGAATATCATCCATAATATTTGAAGTCTGAGTTACACCTCTGTTTGTTGTATCACCTTCGTAAGTATTTTCACTTGTATCAGTAGCAATAACTCTTCCTAAATACTTAGACACTTTATTAAAAGTTTTCAATCTTGTTTCTGTAGTAACTAAAACATCTTCTATACCATCTGTTCTAAATTTAGACAAATTGCCTATATCGTAAGAAGAACCAGCAGTGTATTTTGCTTGAGCTGTCGAAAGAGCTGTAACATCTTTGAGAGTGAATATATGATTTCCTGTCTTATAAATATTTGCAGGTATTGTAAATTTACCTCTTAATAGACCAAACCCATCAGTTTTAAGAACACCATTAGTACTACTACTAAATGTTAAAGCACCAGACGTATCATCTGCTTGTATACAATTATTAGTTACATCTCTATGATCAAACATTGCAGTCATAACAGTATTAGGTTTTAAACCTTCAGCATTAAAAATAATTTCTCTTGATGGTATAAATGCATTTATATCAATAAATGTATCTTCTCTATCAAATTGGTTAGCTTTATCTCTTGTTACTAATTGTTTCTGAAAAGTATTTTTTATTTGTGGCTGTGTGTCCATCGATACTGAAAAATTACCTTTTACAGAAGATATAGTTGATACAGCTCCTAAGTCTTCCCAATCTCCTGCCCATCTATCAGACATTGGAATAGCTTTAACGTGTTTTTCAAATTCTTGTAAGGTAACATCGGAATCATTAATAAGACCTTCTCTGTCAATAGTATACTTTTTAATCTGTCTACTAGCTTTTATTTTTACTGTATCTCTTGGAGGATCTAAAGTTATATATCCTGTATAAGTACTAGTTGAGTATGGATTTACTTTTATTGATGAAGAAGCTTGTAACTGTGAAACATATTCGTTGTCTTTATTATCTACATTAGGAAATTGTGTATACGATTTAGTTATAAAACCTTGTTTAAAATAAAAAGGATCTATACCACTTCTTTTTAATCCTAAATCAGTACTATCTAAAAGTTCCATATCAACGGTAGTTGATACTGAAACTGGTCTCAATGTTTTATCTTTTAACGAAGCAGTAGCAGTTGATAATTTATAATCTTGTATAACATTATCAGTTGATACAGAAAAATCATCAACAATAAATCCTAATTTAGTTCTATCGCTTACATCTTCAGCTAGCGCTTGTGTTTCTAAAATTGATAATGAAACTATATTTTCTAGATTTTTTAATCTATTTTCAATACCTTGTATATCTTTCATTGTAAAGTTTCTATTATTTTCTATAACTTTACTCAATTCACTAAAAACTTTAAATGCTCCAGGAACTTTTACAGTTGCTAATTTCATTCCCATCGAATTAGTAAATTTAGGAACTTGTGGATCTCTAGCAGGTAAACCTGCTAATCTTGAAATTTGTTTATTAGCACCTGAATTGATATATAATACATCATATCTACTTAGATATTCTTCAAATGTAAATGTAAATTTAGATTTACTATCAAAACTATTACCCACGCCTGGAATAATACTAGGTCTATTTTCGAAAACTTTATGATTAAAGTGAAAAGAATTAAGACCAGTGTTAGTATTTGACTGAAGTTTTTTTCTAAAATCAACTAAATTTTTTCTACTAATTCCATTAATAACTTCATTACCTTTTATTTTAATTATTCTGTTATTAAAAACTGGGTTAGATTTACCAAAACCACTATTCAAATAAGTGTCTGCGTTGTAATAAAATTTATTTGTTGCATCTTGATCTTCGTAATAAGAAAAGAATATAGTTAAGTCCCCTTTAGATGGTGCTTGAATTAACTTTTTCCTTATTAATTTACCTGTTTCATATATGTGATTTTTTTGTCCATCGTCTACAAAATAATTCTGTTCAACTCTATTTCCAAATGTTTCAGTTATATTAGTTGCAACCTTTGCTCTATTAGACTCAAATGTTACAGTATTAGTAAATGTATCTTTGTCGTTAGGGACTACTATTAATATTTTTTCGTTATTAATAAAAGATTTATTGTTATCTCTTTTTATTATTTCTATTACAGTAGTTGAACCAGTTCCTGTTCTTGTAGTATGATAACCATTTGAATTAGTTAGCTCAGTTTCATTTAAAGAAGTATTAGACAATGCAACTAGAGCATAAGTTCTAGAAACAGCTCCAATGATTAATGATCCTTGAGGAATAATTCCTCCACCTGCTATGTTAATATTAATTTGATCAAAATGTGAAAATTGATTATCAACTGTTCCCTGTGATAAACCTTGAACTTTATGTATATCAGAATATATTAAAGTCATTTCTCTGTCGTTGGTAGTCCATCCATAATTTATAGAGGTAGATCTACTTGTACCGTTTCTTATCTTGACATAAGCATATTTTAATTTTTTTGTTATTTCATTTCCATCGTCAATTCTTGTTCTAACATAATCACCATTTGCTGTAGCTGTAGATAAAAAACTATCAGTAGTTTTTGGAGTTATAGAAATATTTCCACCTGTTCCAGCTATTACAGGAGGATTAGGAATTAGTACTTCAAAGTCATTATCAAAGACTTTAGAATCATCTCTAGCTGTTCTAACAATCCCAGGTACTATACCTAAAAGTTGACTTTTATTATTTTGTATTTTAGAATTGCTTTTTATCTTAGCATAAAAAGTTCCAGCCTTACCTGCTATATTAGTAATGTTGTTCCAACTATAACTTTCTACAGAATCAATTACTTTCTTTAAACTTTTATCTACAGATGAAGATATAGTTTGACCAACTCTAAAATTTTTATTATGATCTATTAATAAAATATCTGAATCACCTACCCAATTAGTATCTGCAGATCCAGTATTTTCTAACTCTGTGTAATATGCAGAAGTGTCGTTAATAGTTTTAATATCATATCCAATACCTAAAACGTGAGGGGTACCTTGCAATCTAAGTTTCTGAAAGAACTTAACGTCGTATAAGTAAAGTCTTATATCGTTAGTTGATACGTTTACTAAACTGTAAGCTCGAGCATAACCATATGTTTTATTATCTGAATCTTGAAGTAATAATCTGTTAGTATGTAAATGTGGATTGTTTGATGTAGCAGATACAAAACCTGGAAGTGCACTATTTGTTTCTATATTAATGTTTATAAATGGTACACCTGTTATGTCAACAGTTTCGCTATTAACTCTAAGAGTAGACTCGGGCTTAGGTGCAACTATAGATGTTTTACCTTTACTTTGAAATCTATCACCGTTCACATATGCTTTAATTCTATCAAAGGTGTATGCAAAAGTTGAGTCACTGTCTGTATAATTGTAAGTTAAATTTGTAGGTGAAATTTGATAGCTTCCTAAAGTCTCGTATATTCTATCACTGAAAGCTTTAGAAATACCTCCGCCTATATTATCTGTTGTAGATGTTTGTTGAATTGAAATACCATCTTGTATATTCATTACTTCAAAGAAGTTAGGATCAGTGTCTGCTGATAAAGATCTTATACCAAAAGCTAATGTTTGTTGTAATCTATGAGCACCAGGAGCTCCTTCATTTGAAGAACCTCTTGCGTTATCAAATAAACTTGTATCTGTATTTGGTGTTACTAATGTCTCTGAAACTGTAAAACCTAATTTTACATTTGGATTTTTTGAATTATTATCAACTACAACTGTTTGTTGTTTTACTCTAGTAAAAAAACCTTGAACATAATACACACCTTCTTCTATATGTGCAAGTGAACAAACACTAGTAGTTGAAAAGGTATTATATAACTCTGCTGTTAATTGTGGATTATCTGCTAATGTAGCATAAATGTATCCACCTGACAAATCAAACTCTGTTGATGTAATATATTTTACATACAAATTACCTACAGAAGTTATTTTATTAGTTCCAGTTGGACTAGACATAACAACAGCTTTAACTGTTCCTTCAGTATTAGAAATAACTAAATTTTCTAAATCTTGTATATTTGATAAAATAGAACTAGCTCTAGCTGTAGAAGCTGGAAAAGAAGTATTCGCAGAACCTGTTAAATCAATTCTTTTAGCTTTTTTATCAAATTGTATTTTAGCTCCAGTAACTCTTGAACCATCTTTTAACAAGAAGTCCCCAGTTCTTTTTATTTGTTCTTGTAAAATAGATGATGCTGTAGTTAATTCTCTAGCTTGTACTGGAAAGCCAGGTCTAAATAATACTCTTAAAAAATCTTTATTTTCATCAAAGTCATCAAAGTAAGGTGAAATGTTTAAATCAATATTTGCCATGTTCTATTTATATCACAAAGTTAAGATAAAATTAAACGATTCAATCTGATCTTTTGCTCTTCTTATTTTTGAACTTTTAATGTCCGTAAGCAAAATATCACCTGAATTGTATAAAATTTGTCTGTTATTAATTTTAGATATAGTCAAAGGATTACCAGAAACTGTTCCGGAAGTAGTAACAATTTTTACATTATCATCTACTACAAATGTATCTTTATCTTTTACTTTACCTAAATTTACATAGAAGTATTCTTTTTTAGATACATCTACAGCTACAATTCTACCAACTTTTGCTGTAGTACTATCGTAATTATTTCCAACAATGTCTGCTGTTGAAACAATATCTCCTATATTAAATGTTGTATTGCCTCCATCTGAATCACTTCCAATAAATGATTTACAAGCTACATAAAAATCATTCTTAGCAATTTTATTTGTTGAATTGTCAATTGGATTTCTTAACAACGAAACCATTCTAAAATCGTTTCTTGAAAATTTAACAACGTCTTCATCTGGAACATTTCTTATATTAATCATTACAGAATTTGAATTTAATTCTAATGGTGCATTAGTTCCATGACCTAAGCCAGGGGAAACATCTGTAGATAATCCAGCTGGTGTATTTGAACCAATCTTAACAATAGTACCTTCGCTGTAACCTTCTCCATAATTAATTAAACTAAATGAAAATTCACTATCATGTTTTTCTATTGAACCTGAAAATATTTTTGAGGGAATATTAGATGTAGAATTTTGAGCTGTTAAACTGATACTAGTAGGAATAAGTGAAAATGAACCGTAACTATTTCTAGCCCATACTTCCCAGTCACTGTCGTTAATTGATACATTGTAAATTGATCCAACAGATGAATCTCTTTGTACTTGGAATTGTTTATATTTAGACGTACCTACATTTAAATTTTCTATCTCGTTATCTTCAATTCTTTCTGGTATAGGAATAAATGATTCTGTTATAAATCTCAAACTATCTGAAGAATTAATTGTATACATATATTGCCAGACGTATTTGTCTGATGTAGTTATAGGCGTTGATTGATCGCCTGAAGGCGATGTTAAACTTGGAGACTTAGGAGCATGTAATACTTTATAAACATTAAGATTAGTAATACCTCTAATAACAGATGTAACCATTACATAATTGTTAACTAAATAGTTTGTTCCTGTAATCCAATTAACTCTAGGAACAACTCTTGTTATATTACCTTTTTGAAGCTTGTGAGCTGATATAGCATGTTGCATGTAATAACTTTTATCATCTGAATTAAATGTTGGATTTATTCCACCAGTAAATTCAGCATCACCATCTATTCCATCAGAATCTGTATATCTTTGAAGATCAGAATCATTATTAAAACTAACAAATGCATAATAAGCATCTAGGTTGTTTATATCTTTTAAATTATCTCTCACAGCTTTAGCTACAAAAGCATTGAAATTATTTGTTATTTTAGCTGTCATTAATCTCTTCTCAAGTTATTATACAAATTAGGATTCCTACTGTCTGAATCAATATAACTTAAATTAGTTAGTGTATCATAGTTATTTATTGGACTAATGTAAGCATTTTTCCAAACAATTGTATCAGTTGTATTCCAAAATTCTTTATTTACAGATGATTTAATTTTTGAATATATAGGTTCTAAATTATAATGGTTGTTAATGTATCTGTAATCTACACCTGTTGCATTAACATACGCAGAACTGAAGCCTTGTATTTCCCAACCTTGATTATTTTTTCTTTTTCTATGAATAGTATTCCACTTTTGTTCAAAAGCTTCTAAATTAAAAAACGTAGTTCCATTTACTGCATATGAAAATGAATCGTCCATTTTAGATGCATTGTTAAGATCATTTTGATGTTCAATTAAATATTCATAATTTCTTTTAGTCAATTGTTGTTTAACAAAATCTGAATCTGTATCTTTTAATTTTTTATAAACTATACCTTTAAAAATACTTGATTCTTCACTATCATTTACATAACTATTATCACTATCTTTTGTATAATCAAATCTAATAAAATTAATTGTATTTTGTTTTTCTGAATTAAAAGTCATGAAGATATTTGTTCCAGCCTTAAATTGTGTTTTACCTATCACAATGTTATATTGATCTGGATATCTATTTAAATTTTTATATTTGTAAAATTCATTTGAATAATCTGAATCTTTAGATTTGATATCATATGTTGAATGAATGTAATTTCTCTCAGAAATAAATTCTGAATTATCACTATCTAAAACTTGTGTTGATTTAGGATCAATAAAACCTATAGGTTCATAATCCCAAAAAGAATTACCAAATTCAGCTTCTTCGCCTTCTTCTAAATTTAAACTAGTGTTATCTGCTGTAATGCTTGTTCCATTTTCAAACGTAGCATTATAATAATTAAAAGCATTAGTAGAATATATTGATGTAGCTGCGTTTATAGCTCCTACATTTTCTGCTGCATTTAATGAATGATCAAGAGATCTATCAAAAGTAATTTTAAATGATTCACTTATATTTTCTACTTTAGCAGATTTTTTTGTTACACTGTTAACATCTGAATTAACATTAAGTGCACTTAACATATTCATACCAGCAGGATGTAGAGTATTTTTTACATATTCTCTCCAATCACTTATAGACAAATTAGATTTGATAACATAACTGTATACATCAAAGAAAAAGTTATCTCTTAAAACACCACCACTTAAAGAATTTAAAAATCCTTTTTCATCTAAAAATTGTTTTGAAGTTTGACCAGAACCTTCAAAAACTACACTAGCTTTACCTCTTTGATGATTTGCAATAACATTTTTAAATTTAAATTGCTCATCAATTGTAACGTTATTGGTCTCTTTATCGACAGGGACTAATCTTAAAATTTTATACCTATCTTTTTCAATATTATTAAGATCAGAATCAAAGGGAAAAATATCATCTGAATTAATAATATTTGTTTCTTTTATTTTTACAATATTTTTATCTTTACTTATAGATGCAACTTTACCTAAGAATTTTGTATTTTTAAATCTACCTACATTTTCATTAAGACCAAGAAAAGGTGTTTGTTTAATTTTCTTAAAAGCTATTGATCTATATTTGTCACTATCTTCGTATCTAGATAATATATCAAAGTGAAAATTATCTAAACCTTTTAAATTAGGGTCTTGAAGAAATATTCTCAATGTTTCAGAATCAGGATTTCCCTTTTCATCACTATCAATTACTTTAAACTTATATGTAGAATTTTGTTTTATCTCTCTGTCTAAAATATCTTTTAATGTATGGGCTAGCGAATCTGAATCTGTATGTCTAAATGTAAACTCACTATCAATCCATTGAAATGTATTAAAATCAAAGGAGTAAGGTATTCTTACTTTAACTAATTCACTATCTGTTACATCAAAATTTCTATTACTAAATTTAATACTAAATCTAAATGTATCACTATCAAATAGAAATCCATCTGAATCAGCTTCGAATTTTTGTATTCTAACAGTTTGTCCTTCGTTGAGATCTGTTTCGCCATGAATGTTAAAGTTCATTGGCATTGTAACAATCACGTGACCTTCAGAATCAAAAAAACCTTTATTGAAAAAATTAAAGTCATTAATTCTTCCTATACTATTTGAAAAAGGTACTATCTCGGCTCCATGACCAGCTCCTGATATTATTTTAACTTGTGGTAGTTGACTGTAACTACCTCCTTGTAAAATTGGTACATTAACATTTTGAAAATCGTTTGACAAATATCCATTTCTTAGTATACCTGTTCTAACATTATTATTATCAATACTTAAAATTCTACCTGCTGAATCTACTTCTGTTATAGTAGCTGAACCACCTGTTCCATAACCTTTTGAAGTAAAAATTATAGTATCATTTACACTGTAATCAATTCCTCTATTTTTTATAATTACAGATGTTACAGGACCGGAAGTTGTAGTCCTAACTGGAACTACAAATTTATTATTATTTTGTTTAACTGTAATCTCATCTCCGACATTATATAAACCTATTTCTGAATCTTCAATAGTTAAATTTTTTATTTGTCTTAAAACTCTTCCTGTGACATATTTGTTTCTATCATTTCTATTAATAATTATAATTTCTGAATCAGGTTGTTTATTGAAAGGAGCTGATGTAGTAATAGTAACTACTGAATTTAAACCAATTTTATTAATCTTTGATCCAAAAACAACATTAGCTATTTCACTATCGTCTTGTTCAATAAAAGAATTATTAAAGTCAACAGTATTAAGTACACCATCTGAATCATTAGATATAAATGTTAACACATCATTAGATACGTATGTTCCTTCAGATGCATCTAAAATTTGCTCACTTGGCTGTAAAATTTCTATTTCTTTTCCATATAAAAGTCTAAAAAAAGATTTAAAAGAATCTGGTGTACCTTTAGAAAGATACAAATCTCTTATTTTATTAATTATAAATCTATCATCAGCACCTTGAGGTGTTACAGATATTGGTAAAATATCTCTTTTAAAATATTCTAAAAAAGGTTCTAATGTTTTATCTGGATCTCTATATTCCTGTTGACCTTGTATCAAATCATTAGGATTAGTTAATTTTTTATATAAAGTTGAATCTGTTGATGAATCAGAATCATTTTGTTTCTCCATATATTCAAAATACACTTTAAGAAATTTCTCAAACAACTCATAGTTACTACGAATAAAATCTGGTATTTGTTCACTTATATGAGGATATATTCTTTTAGACATTATACACTTCTTGATTTGTTAAGTAAGTTAATTAATTCAATATTATCTTTTTCAACAATGTTTATTATTGAAGAATCTAAACTTATTCTTAGAATGTATTCGTTAAGAGAAAGAACATCAAAACTATCTGGTACAACTGTAAAATTTATATTTCCATCTATAGGATCAAAGTCTTTTATATCTAAAATACCTGAACCATAATCTATCGTCCCCGCTTTATTATTTGCATAAACCTTGACACCATCTAAATTATCAAACAATCTTATATTACCTTTACCATCATCATCAAAACCAGATGTAAAACTTTTACCGATTCTTGTAAAATTATTAGTTGATAATATACCACCTCTATCTGAATTAAATCCTAATAGTGGATGGTATAATGGGTTATTAAATCTAATTTGATATTTGTTTAGTTTGTTGTTTGTTACAGTTGAATCAAATCTTAAAGAAGTTCTTGTATTAATTGAAACAATTGATCTGTCTAATAACTTTATTTCTTCAGCTAAATTTTGTTCAAAGAAACTTTTTTTGAAATCACTTAATCTATTATTATTAAAAGAAGTAAATAATGAAAATATTTTTGATTTTAATGTTGACTCATTACTAGTCAATCTACTATTGTCATAAATTACAGTACTGTTTAACAATAATTCTATATAAGCAGGATCTAATATCTCAGGTTTAATATTAACAATATTAAATTTTTTTATAATGTTATTTTTTATATGTAGCTTTGCTGCTTGAGATAATTTATCACCAACTTTTGGTTTTATTGTAAGAAAGACTTTACCTGGCTTTCCTACTTCTTCTCCTCCATAAGCATTAATAGCTTGAATATCTGGAAAGTTTTTCTTGACAATTGTTTCATAATCATTAGCAGTAACAGCTCTATATTGTGACTGAAACCAATGTGGAGCATTGTCTTTAATTGATCTTTCTGTCTCAATTAAACTACCTCCATATGACATACCACTTGAAGCAATTGAAATATCTGATCTTCCTTTAACAGAAAGAGAGAATGATGAGATACCATTAGAAGCTTCACCAGCGCATGTTAAATAACTTACAATTATTTCATCACCAACATTAACTTTTTTTCCAATTACCCCATTACCTAATTTAAGTTTGTATTTTTTATTAGTTGTTTCTTCTACAAAAAATATTGTTGAAGAATTATTAATATTACTTATACTTTCATTCTCAGGATTCAGTAATGTATGTTTTATATTATTAACTCTTAATGAAATAGTCTGTGTATCTATATTATCATTTAATAGTTCGTATGTTGGGAAATTGACATTTGTATTGTCTTGTACAAATCTTTCAGTTAAACTTTTACCTTCATAAAAAATCATTTTTAGATTCTTTGAAGTTTCTCCTGATAAAAATTGAACTATATAATCTTGTGTAAGATTAAAAGTATATGAAGTATTACCACTAACAGCACTTAATGTTGAACCAACTGGAATTGTAAATGATCTTTCTGATCCAAGTCTAGGAACACTTATTGTAATTTCTACCTTCGAACATGTTGCAGATGTAGGAATATAATTCATTCCTTTAGCAATTGAAATTATATTTTCTCTTTTTTGAGCTGTGTTGATAAACATTTCGTTAATAGAAAAATTTGCTGTAAGAGCATTTAAATGTGTATTATAAGCTAAAATATCAATTAGTGAATTTAAGGCTGAACCTTTAAAATTATAATCTTTGAAATCATTGTCATCTTTAAAATGATCAATAATATCTTTTTTAATATCATCAAAATCTAAATTAGCTACCACTGGCTTGTTTACTGTTGCCATTATCTTAACCTTTCAAGTACTATATCAAAAGAATCAGTTTCATTTTTTTCTAGAAAAATAAAAGCAATTCTTATAAAAATTTGGTTTTGGTCTATGTTATTTGGAGTGTCATCAACTCTTATTGATGTAATTTGTATTCTTGGCTCAAAGTTTTCTATTGCACTTTTAATAGTATCTTGAATATAACTATTAGTTATTGGTCCAGATGGTTCAAATAATAATGCATTTACGTTACTACCTATTTCAGGATGAAAAGGTCTTTCTCCAAAGTTAGTCATAACGAGGTTCACAACTGATTGCTTAATAGCATTAGTATCAGATTTGGAACCTACGTCATTCGAAAGTGCTAATCTAGAAAAATTAAAATCTAAATCTTTATATACGTTTTTTCTAATAAATTTTTGATCATAAATAGACATGTTTTATTTATGACAGTTACCTATAGAAAATATGATCTCCTATACTAGTAATGTATTCCTTTGACTTATTCCACTTAGGATTTACGTAATTAGCGTGATAATAAAGCGCACCTTCTGTGAATTTACGTTCTGAGTTAAGTGCATCGTGTGCAGCAATCATTGAACTCTTCCAAGTTCCAGCATATTTTATCTCATCACTTTTTCCATCACAGAACCATGAAAATTGACATTTATTTCTAACAGGAACATCCTTACCATGTTCTTCCTTCCACCACTTACTCATTCTAGCTTGTTTGACTACACCACAAATAGTAGATGGATATTTTCTTGTTTTTACTCTATTTAAAGTTACTTCAGCAACTGCAACTTTTCCTGCATACGACTGATTGCCAGACTCAAAATAAATATTTTGTACTAGACAATATAATTCAGGTGAAGCTGTTTTAACTTCAATTGGTGTAGTAGAAAATATTATTGCCTTTGATATAAACAATGCTGCTAAAAATTCGTTCATTACTTTTCTCCTTGTTATTAACTATATACATTATCGCACATTCAAAACTAAAGTCAACAGTTAATTTAATTTATTTTTATTTCTATTTAGGTATAAATAAATCATGGCCAAAAATACTAGAAGAATCACAAACCAATTAGGAAGATCTCAAGTTACGGGATTAGTTGATAAGAATAATAACAACTTATTAGCTGACTCAGACGCTGATGGATTCGTATCATTTGACAATGTAAGAATAAATGGTGATCTTAGAGTGTATGGATCCCAATCGGTAGTCAATTCTTCAACTTTAACTATTACAGATAAAAATATAGTTATTGCTAAAAATGCTTACGATTCAGATCAATACAACAACGCTGGAATAACAATTGCAGACAGTGATGCATTATTTGAGAGAGGCACATCTCCTTCATTTCAATACAACGGTCAAAGAGATGCATGGATAGCTAATAGAAAAATATTAGTAAATGTTAATAAAGAACAAGCTTCAGATTCTGATTCCTTAATTACAAATGCATCATTCGAAGGTTCATTAGTAGCTTCACCTACTATAGTTTNACTTAAAAGTAAATTAGATTCTGATGATGGTAAACTACAATCACTACAGACACAGATAACAAGTAACGATGCAGATGTGAGTACAATTAAAAGTAGATTAGATTCTGATGATAATAAACTACAATCACTACAGACACAGATAACAACTAACGATGGTGATATATCAACACTTAACAGTACTGTTAGTAGTCATACATCACAGATAAACAGTGTAGTTAGTCAAACAAACACAAATACTACAGCAATAGATC